TATTGCAGATCAGTTGTGGTGCAGCTTACACAGACGACAAGGAAGTTGTTGAGTTTGATTCAGCGCCTCGCCTTGCTGTACTGGAGGAGATACTGGAGGAGACGGATCGCAAGGTCATCATCTTCGCTTTGTTCCGAAGCACCATCGACACCATTAGCAACTACCTCACCAAGAAGGGGATTGTCAATGAGTGCATTCATGGAGACATCACGCCAAGCAAGCGCGGTATAACTATCAACCGCTTCCAAACAGAAGCAGACCCTCGGGTCTTGGTGATGCAACCTGCGGCTTCGGCTCATGGCATCACGCTGACTGCCGCTGATACTGTGGTGTTTTATGGGCCACTCATGAGCGTAGAGCAGTACATCCAGTGCTGTGCCCGTGCTGACCGCAAGGGGCAAGACTCAGACAAAGTTACTGTGATTCACATTCAGGGTAGCGCGATTGAGAAGAAGATGTTTAATGCGTTAGAAGGGAAAGTTAGTGATAACTTACTTCTTACCGAGATGTTTGAGACTGAAATTAAATCATGAAAGGGGGTTGTAACCAATTAAATTACGTGTAAACTGTCCAACCTTAGACAAATAATTAACAGGAGAAGCAATGGAAGAAGAAGCAGTACCGTTAGACAAGCTGGTAAAAATTTACCGCAAGCTACGCACGAAGATGACCGAACTGACCCAAGAGTACGACACCCAAGCGGAAGTACTTAAAGGCCAACAGGACGAGATCAAGAATGCAATCAAGGAACAGATGAAGGCGATGGGCGTCACATCAGTTCGCACTACCGAGGGCACGGCAGTCATGTCCGTCAAAACTCGCTACTACACACAGGACTGGGATGAGTTCAAGAAGTTCGTACTGGCACACGAGGCCGTCGAGCTTTTGGAGAAGCGCATCGCGCAAGGGAACATGTCCCAGTTCTTGGAAGAAAACCCCGGGGTCGTACCGCCCGGCCTGAACTCTACATCTGAGTTCGATATCTCTGTACGCAAACCTACTTAATGGAAATCAAATGAGCAATATTGCAATGTTCAACCCCTCAAACGTGCCTGCCTTCGCTAAGAACGCAGAGCTTTCTGCAACTACTTTGGCTCTGGCCGGTGGCGTTAACACCAGTGCAGGCATGAAGCGCGTCTCCATCAAGGGCGGTGTGTTCCGCCTGCTCTCTGGTGGCAAGGAAGTGGCATCGATTGAAGACCGCCACTTGGATGTGATCGTGGTCAAAGCCGCCCCCAAGGTCAGCCGTATCTTCTACGCTGGATCGTATGACAAAGACGCGGCTGCAGCCGCCCCTGACTGCACCTCTGCTGATGGTGACAAGCCCGATGCAGGTGTGCGTAACAAGCAAGCGTCAAGCTGTTCCGCTTGCCCACAGAACATCGCTGGGTCTGGCAATGGTCAAAGCCGTGCATGTGTTGCAGGTCACCCTGCCTGCTACGTCCATCTTCGGCAAGGAAGAGGGCGACAAGCGCCCACTGCAGGCATACGCTCGTTACATGGCGGCTCAGACTCCTCCTGTTAACTTGGACGCCATCGTGACTCGAATGAAGTTTGACACCAAGGCTGAGTCACCCAAGCTGATCTTCGCCCCTGTGCGTTGGTTGACTGATGACGAGTACCTAGTGGCTCAGGATCAGTCCAAGTCCAAAGACGCGGAGAAAGCCGTATCGGTTACCCCTGCCACCGCTGATGGCGTTGTTGCCCCTGCACCATTGGCTATTGAGGGCAAGCCCCCAACTGCTAAGACCCTTGGTGACTTGCTCGATGAAGACGAAGCCGAGTCTATGGCAGAAGTTAAAGCGACCAAGGCCAAGAAAGCCAAGCCTGCGGTTGAGGCTGAAGAAGAACCCGAAGTGCGTAAAGCCGCACCCAAGGTTGAATCCGTACCAGCTAAGAAGAACAAGCTGGCCGACATCGTTGCTGATTGGGACGATGAGTAACTGAATCGGGGGGAACGCTGCGTAACGCTTTTTGAAAGCTTGCAGACGAGCAGTTAGTACCCCCACCTAAACCACTATGGCTTACTCACAAAAAATCATTGACGAAGTAGCAAAGACTCCCAAGTCTCTGGGCAACCAGCTTGGTCGTTGGGCGATCCATCTTGACTTCCCAGTCACGAAGATTGCCTATGCTCTCGGCGTCTCTCGACAGACTGTCTACAACTGGTTTACAGGCACGGAAGTGTTTGTGGCCTATCGTGACCGCGTCGAATTCTTAACTCACATAATGAAGACCTCTCACTCAGCAGACGAGGCATGGAGAAAAATATGTACGGAATACAACCTAGATCCCTCACCACGCAAGAGCTAGTTCGCTTTGCCGAAGACTTGGTGCACACCAAAGAAGGGCTGCCTAGGAACTGGCAGATGGAACTTCTAAGCCGCCTTGCTGGTTACCCCGTCATGGAGCGCCCAACGACTAAAGATTCGCGTCAACTCGAACTCTTCTGACCGCAAGGACTTCAATGACTCCGCTTGAGTTTTTAGCGGTTGTTCTGCCGCCGCCCGAATTTGGTCGGTACTGCGTAGCAGAACTAACAAGGAAAGAGCACGTCTTCACGGCGGCTCTTGACAGTACACCCGCGCACATCAAACGTTGGCATGACAGCAAGCTGGACATTTACTTTGCCTTGGCTACCTTTGGCGAAGAAGATAACCGACAAGCTACCAACGCTCGGTACGTTAAATCCCTGTTTATCGACATGGATGGCTACGCATCGAAGAAGGACGCGGCACAAGCGCTCAGTGCGTTTCTAAATAAGACAGGCATGGATGCCCTAGGCACTCCGTATGTTGTGGGTTCTGGTGGCGGTTTGCACTGCTACTGGCCACTTCTGGAGGCCGTGCCTGTTGATTCTTGGAAGCCCGTGGCTGAGAACTTTAAACGCCTGTGCAAACAGGAATCTTTGGCTATCGACATGACCGTGACGGCAGATGCCGCCCGTGTCTTGCGCATACCAGATACCACCAACTTCAAGAAGAAGTACGCAACGCCGCGCCCCGTGCGCATACTGACTGAAGGCGACGTGTTCAGCTTCGAGGGGTTGGCTACGCTCATCAGGGAGAAGCTATCCGGCTCTGTCTATGAGGCGCAGGCCATGCCCAAGCTAGACTTGGCTGGTACTCGCCCATCTGCGGCTTCTGCTTCCCCAACAAGCGTCAAGCTCTTTGAGAACAGCGTGACCAAGTTCAAACCAATTTGGCTGGCTACGCAAAACAATCGTGGGTGCGGCCAACTGGCTAACTACGTTGAACACGCAACCGAAGAGGGCATGGAACCGATCTGGCGTGGCTTGTTGTCATGGGCTAAGGTCTGTGAAGACGGCAACAAAGCTGCAGTATGGCTAAGCAAGATGCATCCGTATGAGCCTGAGCGCATGAACCAAAAGCTTCAGAGCATCAAAGGCCCATACCCCTGCATCAAGATGGACTCCGAGAACCCCGGTATATGCCCATCATGTACACACTGGGGCAAGATCACCAACCCATTGATCCTAGGTCGTGAGTTGGCTGTCGAGGTCGAGGAGAAAGAGATCGAGGTAAAGCTCTCAAGCGATAGCTCGGTCACGCAGAAAGAAACCATCAAGGTCATGCGCCCAACACCGCCACGCGGGTACTCCTATGGAGCCAACGGCGGTACGTTCATGGAGCGCACAGTAGAGGATGACGAGGGCGTTAAGTCCAAGAAGCAAGTCATGCTACTACCCTACGAACTGTTCGTTGTTGACATTCTCAACAGCAACGGGGATCACACAGTACACCTGATAGCGCTCAAGCCTGATGGTGCAGTGAACATAACCATGGCGCAGAAAGCCGTGGTCAGTAAAGACGAGACTGTTAAGGCGTTAGCCAATCAGAATGTGGTGGCCGCTTTCGGTCACAACAACGACAAAAACCTATTTGAATATGTGAGGGCATGTGTGGAAGAAGCTAGTACAAGCAGACCTGCTATAAAGGTTCCTGACAGCTATGGCTGGCAGGCAGACAACACGTACGTCTATGCAGGACGTATCTTCAGCAAGGGCAAACCACCAGTCAAGGTGCCAATGCCGGGTCTGGAGAACATCACAGTAAACACCGAACCCAAGGGAACCATTGAGGCTTGGCGCGACTTCATCAACATGTTGATCGCCAAGAAGATGTGGGGGCACTTAGCCGTAATCCTTGCCGGTGCTGGCGCACCATTCATGCGCTTTACAGGCATCTACGGCATGACATACCACTGCGCTAGTACCGAGTCTGGTACGGGCAAGACCCTGTCGCTAGAAGCTGCTGCTTCAGTATGGGGACACCCGACGCACTATCGTACAGGTAAGAGTACTTCGCCTGTGGCTATGCAACAACGTCTTGGGCTTCTTAACAGCCATCCGCTTATCACGGATGAGATCACCGCCAAGAACCGAGCCGCCCCTGAGTGGTTGCCTGAGTTCCTGTTGGACATGACCGAAGGCCGTGGCAAGGAGCGTATGGAGTCTGGCTCCAACAAGGAACGCTTGAACCTCTCTACATGGATGACTGTGTGCTTGATGTCATCTAACACGCACGTTGTGGACTACTTGACCGGTGGGCGTAACCACTCATCAGAGGGCGAGCTTCGCCGCCTGCTTGAGTTTACGTTTGACGAAGCGCTTACATGGGAGCCTCACGAGATTGAGATCATCAAGTCTTTGCAACACAACTATGGCGTGGCTGGCTACAAGCTGGTCGAGTACATGGTTGACCATGCTGATGAGTTCCCCACATCTGTGCGTGAGGCAGTAGCCGCCATGTACACAGAGTTCAACGCTACCAACGATGAGCGCTTCTGGATGGCAGGCATCGGAACCGCAGTCCATGCTCGTAATGCTTTCAAAGCGGCAGGTATTGTGGACATCCCACTACGCCCCGTTCTGAACGCGTATAAGAAGGTTGTGACGGCCATGCGCTCTAGCATGAAGCACAGCTTGCGCACCGCAGAGGATGTACTAAACGCTTACACTAGGGAGAGCTACGGCAGTTTCGTGGTTATTAAACCTAGCACTGGCGGCTTGATGGCGGAGCTTGGCAGTGGTCAGATGATTGACCAGACGATTACACGCAACAAGATTCTTGGGCGTGTGGAGCATGGCATAGCGCCCGGCTACATCGACTACTTCATTGAGGAAACCCTGCTCAAGTCCTATTGCGCTTCTATGAGTTTCGGGTACGCTTCGTTCAAGCGCCAGCTTGAGGACACGTTTCAGATTGAGTATCTCAGGAAGAACATGACCTCCAAGACCAAAGGCCCCGCCATGCGGGTTCCAGCAATGCGTGTCAGACGAAAGATGGACGAACTAGATGAAAGTATCATCAATCCGCTTCCCGTGGGAGACGCTTGAGAAAGGGCAGGGGTTCTTTATCCCCTGCCTTGATACGGACGAAGTTCGTGAACTAGGGCTGCGCAAAGCAGTCCTGTGCCGAGTACTGGATGCCCGTGCCATCACGGGCATCCACGAGGGCTTTACTGGGGTTCTGTTCTATCGACTGCCGCGCGCACCATCGAAGA